TTTAGACAAAACAATCGCCCTGGGACTAAAAAACCAGAGGCAAAAATTGCTCAAATGGCAGTAGCCGCTAGTTATGGTGCTAAAAATCCTAGCAAGAATAAAAAATGAAAATTGTAGAATTGATCAATGAGTGTGATGACAATTGGGATGAGATGTCCCAAAAGGTATCAAAAAAATCAGCTGATCAAGCAATCAAACATCTTCAAAAGGATTTAAAAGATCCTATTGGATATGAAGCAGTGAATCATATGATGACTAGTATAGCCAAAAAATACAATATGACTCCTCATGACCTACATTTATTATTTGTAGAAAAAGTTGGCACAACTCCAGATGTTTGGATTAGAAAAGTCGGTCCAAGTTTAGACAAGTGGATTAACAAAAAATGAAAATCCGTGAACTAGTCGAGGCTATGAAACCTGAACATGTATCAGGTAAGGAAAAACCCGGTGCCGTAGATGCATTAGAAAAAAGATTATTAGCCGCTAAAAAAGATGGCAAAAAATTCAACTATGATGTCATTGATCAAATGATGCAGAAAATCTGTAGAGAATATAATCTCACAGGCGATAAACTTCATAATGATTTTGTAAAGAAACATAATCTTGTTCCAGACAATTGGATTAAGAAAGATCTTAATGAAGATGCTATGATGGGCAAGATTGAAGCAACTGGTAAAATTGTCCGCATACTTAGAAAGCAACATTCTGTATCTTTTAGTGATAAAAAGAATTGGTTACTAATTGACACTGATCCTGCAAAAGGTAATAAAGGCCTTGGCATTAAATGGATTCCCGCTGAAACAAGGTTTGAATGGGTACGCCCTTATAAAGAAACTGTATCAGAAAGACAACAAGATGTAACTGACAAAAAATTAGTTATATTTGACATTGATGATACGCTTGTGACTACTAATACTAGAGTTGGTGTAGTACGAGACGGTAAAACTATAAAACAACTTGACAGTCACGAATTTACATTGTACCAAAAACAACCTGGTGAAACTTTTGACTTTGGTGCATTTCGTAATGCTAGAGATTTTTTCCAACACGCACAACCAATTGTACCAATGATACGTCAATTACAAGATGATATTGCAACAGGTAATAAAGTTGTAATGATTACTGCAAGAGCAGACTTTGATGATAAAGAGGTATTTTTAAACACATTCAAGCAGTGGAAAGTTGATATGAATAAAGTGCATGTGTATCGTGCAGGCAATGACGCAAGATCAATATCCATTGATGAGAAAAAAGCATACATCATAACACAACTATTGAATCAGGGCAACTATGCTAAAGCAATTATGTATGATGATTCTGTACCCAACCTAAAATCATTCTTACAACTTAAAACCACTCATCCCAACACACGATTCTATGCATGGCATGTAGACCATTCAGGAAACACACGAGAGATGGCACGTGCAGTAGAAGAAAACTTTGCTGATGGTAAGAATCCCGGGCGTAAGGGACTTGCCAAAAGATCTGGAGTAAATACAAAAGCCAGTGTTAGTAGTTTACGTAAAACTGCCAAACACTCAACAGGTGAAAAACAACGTATGTCGCATTGGTTAGCCAATATGAAAGCGGGAAAGGCCAAAAAGAAATGAGAGCAACCGAATTTATTACTGAAAAATGGAGCCAAAAATATAAGAAAAGCATCAACTGTAGCCATCCAAAAGGTTTCAGCCAGAAGGCACATTGTGCTGGTAAGAAGAAACACAACGAAAGTTACCACATGATGGAAATGGTATGCCCAGACTGCGGTATGTGCCAGACACACGGCAACCTTAATGAGATTAAAAAGGGCCAAAAGGACAGTAACGGCTTTACTCGTTGCTGGCCAGGTAAACATGCCGAGGGTACTAAAAAAGGTAAGAATGGCGGATGGGTTCGTAAATGTGTGTCTAACGAAGGTGTGGCGGAGGCTGACGATAAAAAAGAATGGCAAAAACAAAATGCCAAACCAAAACAGTTAGGAAAAACTGAAAAGTATTTCTCTACAAGACATACCACTAAAGATACCGGTGCAGCCGATAAACACCAAGGTGTGGCGGAAGATTTAGAATTAGAAGAACAATTTGACATCATAGAATCCATGATTGAATATTGGGCTGAACAACACAACGTGGATAGCGATGTAATTTGGGAAGACTTAGAATCAGTCAACGATGAGGAACTATTAAGTGAGGCAGAAGCATGGCAAACCAGCAAAGGTAAAAATAAAAATGGTGGTTTGAATAAAAAAGGTGTCGCTAGTTATAGAAAAAGTCATCCTGGAAGCCATTTACAAACTGCTGTTACTACCAAACCCAGTAAACTTAAAAAAGGTAGTAAAGCATCAAAAAGACGTAAAAGTTTTTGTGCTCGTATGAAAGGTATGAAAAAACATCGTACAGGGGCTAAAACTAAACATGATCCAAACTCACGTATTAATAAATCACTACGCAAATGGCATTGTGAGTAAAATATAATTTGCATTAACTCCTTGTTAGTACTATAATAGTACACAAGGAGTTTTTTATGAGTAAAGCATTTGGTGCGCCAGAACAAGCAAAAATTAAACAGATCGTAGCTGAAGGTATGACTGTTATGCAGGAAATTCAAGACCTTACAGAAGGTTTGAATGAAACAATCAAAGCAGTTGCTGAAGAATTAGAAGTAAAGCCCAGTGTAATTAAACGAGCAATTCGTATTGCACAAAAAGATCAATGGGACGCTGTATGGAAAGAGTTTGATGATTTAGAGACTATTGTTGACATTAGCGGTCATGCTAATCGAAGAGATGAATAATATATTATTTGATATATTCAAATGGATAAAAGATGATTACCAGTCTAATCCTTTTCGTTTTGGTATTGAGTTGTTGGCTTGGGCTATCAGCATTGGCTGCAGTATTGCAATGGCAGCCACTGTCCCTAATCCTCCGCTTATTATCCTATATCCCTTTTGGATTTCTGGTTGCGCTATGTACGCTTGGGCTAGTTACACTAGGAAATCATTTGGCATGCTGGCTAACTATATCTTGTTAGTAAGTATCGATTCCACAGGATTGATAAGAATGTTAGCTAAATATTTTTGAACATGGTACTGCAAGCCATAAATTGCATTATAGAGGGTTGCCGGCCATAAGCGGTAGGAGGAAATTATGAGTTATGTAGATTCGATCTGGGATCGAGAGAAGGACATTGTTTATGTCGTTGAAAGAGATCCAAAAAAGGGCAGACTTTATCAAGAGTATCCCGCCCGTTATATATTTTATTACCCAGAACAAAAGGGCAAGTACAAAAGCATATTTGGTGAAAACTTAGCAAAAGTTAGTAGTCGTACTTGGAAAGAACATAAAAAAGAAGAACGTATACACAGCAGTCACAAATTATATGAAAGTGACATTAACCCTGTGTTTAGATGTTTAGAAGAAAATTATCTAGGCAAAGATTCCCCAAAACTAAATGTAGCATTTTTTGATATTGAGACCGATATGCAGCCATTTGCAGTATCGTCTCAGCATATGGTAAAAATTCGAAAGAAGTCAAAATAGTTTTTGATATTGAAATAGATAGGTTAAATAAGTTAACAGGAGATTACTATGAACTACGAAAAAATCTATCATAATATCATTAATAATGCCAAACCTAGAAAGAAAGAACCAACGTTTGAAAGGCATCATATTGTACCAAGTAGTTGTGGTGGTACTAATAACAAATCAAATCTAGTGTATTTAACAACTCGAGAACATTTAATATGTCACCTATTGTTAATTAAAATATATAAAGATAATTCAGTCTTTCGTAAAAAAATGATTTATGCCCTATGGTGGATGGCAAAGACTAGGACTAGAATTAATAAGAGTAGGATAACTAGTCGAACATACGCATTTGCAAGGGAAGAATTTAGTAAAAATAATCCTAACAAATGCAATGAACGAAAAAAAAGATTTATAGAAAATCATAAAGCAGGAAAATACAAATATGATTATGAAAAAGTAAGCAGATCATTAAAATCTACACTAGGAAAGTTAACCAAAGAAGAAATGGCTGAGCGAATGAGAGGTTCAGCATTATCGTGTGATCAAGAAAAAAGAGGAAACTCTATTAGAAAAGGAAAAGCATCTCAGTTCTGTTTAATTAATATTGATAATACTAATTTAGAATTTTGGTCATATGATGATATAAAATCTATAACAGGTTACGATTATAATCAAATATTATACAGAATAAAAAAATGCAATGGTAAGATGCCAAACGGATCTACTATAAAATATATATCGAAATATAAGGGTAATGATGGAAACATTGGAAGAAAAAGAAATAACGGTATTTGAGTTAAACCAACTACAAAACAAAGACGACTACGAGGTTTGGGACGATGTCAAAAAACAATGGGTTAATATTCATGGGTGTAGATATCTAGAACCTGGTCCTGGTTATGCGTCACCAGAAGATGCATTTATGCCAATTACTGCGATTGCAGTTCACCTACAATGGTTAGATACATTAGTATGTTTAGCAGTTCCACCTAAAACATTAACAATGGAACAGGCTGAAGAACAAGTTAAAGAGTTTCCTAACACTATACTGTTTAAAACAGAATATGAAATGTTAGACACATTCTTAAACTTAATTGAAGATGCCGATGTATTAAGTGGATGGAACAGTGAAGGATTTGATATACCATATACTGTTAATCGCGTTATCAAAACATTGAGTAAAGAAGATACTCGCAGATTTTGTCTCTGGGGACAAATGCCTAAGAAACGTGAATATGAAAAGTTTGGCAAAACTGCGGTAACTTATGACCTAGTTGGTCGTGTACATTTAGATAGTTTAGAATTGTATCGCAAATATAATTATGAAGAACGACATAGTTATAGATTGGATGCTATTGGTGAACTAGAAATTGGCGAAACTAAAACAGTCTACGAAGGTACATTAGATCAATTATACAATAATGACTTTAAAAAGTTTATTGAATATAACAGACAAGATACCGCATTATTAGATAAGTTAGATAAAAAATTAAAATTTATTGATCTAGCAAATACAGTTGCACATGAAAATACCGTACTGTTACCAACAGTTATGGGTGCTGTTGCTGTAACTGAACAAGCAATTGTAAATGAAGCACATCATAGAGGATTAATGGTGCCAAGTCGTCCTAGACGTGAAGAAGGCGAAAGTAATCAAGCAGCAGGTGCTTATGTAGCATATCCTAAAAAGGGATTACATGATTACATAGGTAGTATGGATATTAACAGTTTGTATCCGTCTGTAATTCGTGCACTTAACATGGGACCAGAAACTATTGTTGGACAGTTAAGACAGGATTACACTGATGCTGAAATTGAAATTAAAAAGGCTCAAAACAAAGGAAGTTTTGCCAAAGCATGGGAAGGTAAGTTTGGCGCCAATGAATATGAGTTAGTAATGAAAAGAGATATTGCTAATGACATTACTATTGATTGGGAAAATGGTGAAACTGATGTTATGAGTGGTGCACAAATTTATGACCTAATCTTTAACAGCAGCAAGCCTTGGATGCTTAGTGCTAATGGCACAATCTTTACACACGAACGAGAAGGAGTTATTCCCGGATTACTGGCACGTTGGTATAAAGAGCGTAAAGAAATGCAGGCCAAACTTAAAGAAGCAATTAAAGCAGAAAACAAAATTGAAGAAGAATATTGGGATAAGCGTCAACTGGTTAAGAAAATTAACCTAAACAGTTTATATGGAGCTATTCTTAATATGGGTTGTAGATTCTTTGATAACAGAATTGGCCAAAGTACTACACTAACAGGACGTGGCATTGCAAAACATATGGCAGCCAAAATTAATGAAGTTATTACAGGAGATTATGATCACGTAGGTAAAAGTATTATATATGGTGATAGCGTCACAGGCGATACCAATGTACTAACAAAGAATGGTGATATATCTATCGAAGAATTATTCAATCGATGTGCCGAGCACTCGATCGTAGGCGAGAAAGAATATGGAGTATGGAGTCCAGACAAAGTAATAGGGTTCAATTCTTTTGAAGATAGCACAGTTATGTCAAATATATCATATGTAATGCGACACAAGACTAAGAAAAAGATATACAGAATAAATTTAACAAACGGAAAAAGCGTAAAAGTCACGGAGGACCATAGCATAATGGTTGACAGAGATGGATATTTGATCGAAGTCAAACCCACTGATATACTCAAAACTGATCTCATTATTTGCCTAAAAAGGTAAATATATGGCAACAGGAGACGCCCCATATGCCAATATGTAAAGAATGTGGATTCACTAGTGATCGACTACAATGGTCTCACTTCAAATATAAATGCACTGGAAAATTCAAAAACGGAAAAGAATATCAGGAAGCCTATCCTGGTTCAAAATTAGTTGATGATCAGTTAGCAAAAAAGACCGCAGTTACGTTAGACAATCTAAAGAAAAAATACGGCGATGCTATTGGTCAAACTAAATGGAACGAGTATCGAAGTAAACAAGCGCATACAAACTCGTTTGAATACAAAAAAGAAAAGTTTGGCTGGTCTGAAGCTCAATTTAAGGAGTACAATACAAAACGAGCCGTTACGTTAGAAAACATGATAGATCGACACGGTGAGGAGTTAGGTCTAATGAAATGGTCTGAATATTGTGATCGACAAAAGTTTACTAAAAGTAAATTTTACTTAATAGAAAAATATGGCGTTGATCGGGGTACTGAAAAATATTTAGAAATAAACAGAAAAAAATCTGAACCGCATGACCCAAAGCTATTATCTGAAAAACTAGGAATTTCCTTAGACGATGCAGTATTGATTATATGTAGTCGAGGTACCTACAAATATACAAGTCTTTTAGAACAAGAATTCATTAAGTTACTAGAAAATCAAATTGGGCCGTTGGATCACAGCTCATTAAAGAACCCCTTTGGAAAATGGTGCCATTCATTGAATAGGTATGTAGTATATGACATCAAGCACAACGATTGTATAATAGAATTTAATGGTGACTACTGGCATGCAAACCCTATACAATACCATGAAAATGATATGATAAGAGGAGTATCCGTTAAAGATATTTGGAATTTTGAATTAGAAAAGATCAATCTTGCAAAGAATGCCGGACTTAGAGTCATGA